CGAAACCGTGTTACAGGAAGCCCACAATCTGATAACGGGTGCACGCAACAAAACGTATGGCGACGCCATCGACGACTACACACGGGTCAGCAACGTCTTCGAGGCACTCACAGGCGTCTATCTAAGCCCGGCACAGTGCATCGTGTTTATGACGGTGTTAAAGCAATGTCGGCTGGTAACCAACCTAGAAAAGCAGTTGTGGCATCGTGACAGCGCGGTAGACACGGCAGGCTATTTGGGCTGTCTAGAGACGGTTGTAGACGCTTTGAAAGCGGACGACCAGCCTTTGTGGGGTTACACTCCGAAAGATTCTGAGGAATTAGGTGGAAATGGTTAAATTTGGTGTATAGACTGACGGCGGTGGGTGGGGCTTCCCCAAGGGGGTCCCGCCGCCTGCGGGCGAAGCCCTAGGGCGGGCGGGCCCCGAACAATGTTCACAACTAGAAAGGACAATCAGGTGTTTGATAAAGAAATGTTTTTAGACACGCTTCAAGATGAACTCGAAATGTCCCGCGAAGAGGAATTGACCGCAACCCACGCAGCCGATTTTTGGAACGGGTTCTCATCAGGTTTGAGGCTAGCAAAAAAAAGATTTAACCAAGCGATGAAGGAGACAGCATGAGAATTGACCCAGAGACAGACGCAATTTACATCCGACAAAGTTCGCTGAAAGATTTCCTGTTGTGCCCTGAACGGTTGCGTCTGACGACGTTGAACCCAGAAATGAAATCGTACAACGACAGTGCCGCAATGGGAACGTCAGTACATACCGGCATCGAAATGGTTTTAAACAACCTGATTGAAACCAAAGATATAGCCGAAGCGTCTGTGGCTGCCTTTGCGGCGTTGCGTGACAAAGAAATCGCGGACACCGGATTCGATATTCGTGTAACGAATACGAATCCCGCGTTATGGAACACCCACATTGCATCCATGTCGAATGCGTGGGTTAAAGACATCATGCCACACGTACCGTGGGGCGGGATGACCGAGTTCAAGTTTGCGGTAAAAGTTGGTGAAGTGGAAAGAGTCCAACCATCCAAAGACGGCTCGACACATCACGACCTATATTTTGAAGGAACAGCAGACTACGTTTGCGAAGGCGAAGCGTGGGACTGGAAAACGGCGGGACGCAAATATTCGTTCAACGAAAAGCAAACCCAGGATGTCCAAAGCGCTGTGTATGCCACGGCCCTAGTCAATTTGGGGTTGGCGGAATATCCCGTCAATTTCTCGTTCGGTGTCATGATTCGGAATGCGTCATCCACGGGACAGATTTTGACGGTGACACGAGACCAAGGTTCCAGCGACTTTGTGGTTGAGCAGGCGATTGCGATGGCGAACATGGTGTTGACGATGGAGAAGTATGCCCCTACGGTTAGTTGGCCGATTAACCACACCCATTTTTTGTGTTCCTCAAAGTGGTGTCCCGTATGGAATTTGTGTCGCGGACGCCACATCGACACCGATATTGTGGAGGATGACTGACTGCAGCGTGATACAATAGGTTTGTGTGTGGGGTCGGCTTGGCCTTGAGAGAGTCTCAGTACTCTCAACCCCACACACAATTTAGGTAATGCAAGTCCAGCGCATCAGCGTTGGCATTCGAAAGGAAAATACAGTATGGATAAGGACCGAGCAATCATCACGCAAGTCGCAGCAAAAATCGCGGCAGACCTAGTAGGTAAAGATGGCGACGCTACAGCAAAATTGGGTGAATTCGCAATCATCTTTCCAGAAATCACTGGGATGCTATTAGAAAAAATCTATGACACATTCAACGTGTCCGACCAAGCGCCCGCCAACGTCGTACAAATGGTGCAAGACCGTTTCAACGGCACAGTAGTTTCATCGGGTGGTTCCACGGGCGAGTTGTCCGTTAAAGGCGAACAATTCGGAGACCTGCCTGCATGGCTATTGACTGCGGCCAAGCGTGACGGGGTTACACTCGTTTACGATAATCGTGACACCGCCAATGCCACCAATCGTCGCCCACTGTTCAAGCAGGTTGCAGAAAAGGGTGCGGACGCCAAAGGATATTGGGCGCCACGGGGTCGTTGATGCAAATTAGCGCCGAAGATATGTCGGCTAGTTGGTCGGCGGCTGGCAGGTTTACACCTGCCACGCCGCCACCTGCGGATGGCCGTTTCAGAATGTACGAACCGCTCAGTGATGCGGCAGACGAATATATCAGGTGGGCGCAGTCGCCGGGTGAGCGCGTCCATACAGGTATCAAAAAAATTGATGAAGAAATGCGTGGTATCGGCGCAGGCGAACTGGCGATGGTTATCGGGTTCGCGCACGGCGGAAAAACTTTGCTGTTAATGCACATGTTAGAACAAAACCGTGACAAACATATTGCCCTATTTATACCCGACGAACCGCGCCAACTAGTGTTAACAAAGTTGACGTGTATGCATCACAAGATTGATGCCCGCGAACTGGAAGCACGTGTCGCACGCAACGACCAAATAGCGGTCGACCTGCTACGAAGCACTGCAGAAGAATCTTTCCCGAACCTCGCAGTGTTCGACCAGCCGTTGAACGAAGCAGACATGGAACGAGGCTACGGCGAAATTTCGGAGGTATGGGGACGCCCGCCAGAACTGGTGGTAGTCGACTTCTTGGACCTTGTGGATGCCGGCGAGACTGTCCCCGATAAGGCGAACGCGTTGAAAGCGTTTGGACGCATCCATGATGTACCGTTGATGGTTCTTCATCAGACCAGCCGCACCTCTGGTGCGGATGGTCGGAAACTAACAATGTCATCGGGCGCGTACGGTGGGGAACAGCAGGCAACGATGGTGTTGGGTGTGCGCCGCAAAAAATATGAGATTGCATCACAGATACATGAACTCGTCGAAACTCTCAGTAGGAAAAAAGATGACCGCGCAGAGGACCGTCTGGCAGGTTTGCGTTATGCGCAGAAAGTGCATGAAAACACTTTGACTGTTTCTTTGTTAAAAAATAAGCGTCCGGCAGGCCAACTTGTTGATGATATTGATTTCGAGTTAGACCCGTTAACAGGTCGGTTGACTGATTTGCATGGAGAGTTACCACGTTCCTACAGACAGGAATCTATGGGTTGGCAAGACGGAAAAGATTTCTAATGAAAATACTCAATCTATACGCCGGCATTGGCGGAAACAGAAAACTGTGGGGAGATGAACACGAAATTACTGCCGTCGAATACAACCCGCAAATTGCCACCGTCTACGCAGACCTGTTCCCTCAAGACACCCTCATCGTTGGTGACGCACACGAATATCTGAGACTCAATCATGGAAAGTTTGATTTCATTTGGACAAGTCCCCCATGTCAATCGCATAGTAGTTTCAGATTCAATATTGGCGTTCGCTTTCGAGGCGTCGAAGCACATTATCCCGACATGAAACTTTACGAAGAAATCTTATTCCTCCAATATCATGCTGAATGCCAATATGTCGTGGAAAACGTCATCCCCTATTATCCCGTTCTAATACCAGCCCATAAAATCAATCGCCATCTTTATTGGTCCAACTTCGAATTGCCCCAAGAAGCACCTAAAGAAGAAAAAATCAGGTACGCCCAAATACCCGATTTACAAAAAGCGCTTGGGTACAACCTGTCTGTATATAAATTGAAAAATAAAAGACAAGTGTTACGAAATTGCGTAAGTCCAGCAACAGGCAAACTTATTCTAGACCATGCGATTCTCCAGAAAGGAATCTGATGTATACCGAAGATGAAATTATCGACCGCTTCGCATTGGCCTTCGCAGGCAGAACTGATGCGTGGGGCACATGGGCGGGTGGTTGTGCGCGCAATGTAGTCACACGCGACACATTCAAACGTCACCTGAACGGCGACGAAGCAATCGGCATCTACCCGCTCGATGACGACTCGATGGTGTCGTGGGGCTGTTCCGACATCGACATCCAAGATGTCGATATGGCATTCAATTTGCAGATGGCATTCCAAGTGAAAGGGGTTTTCCCGTTAATCGAAAAAACCGATAAAGGATACCATGTGTGGGTTTTCGCGGACGGACGAATACCGGCAATCACAATGCGGTATGCGTTCCTTGCAGCGCATGAAGTTTGCGGTATACCCCCAACCGAAGTGAACCCGAAACAAACCACAGCAGTCTCCCTGGGAAACTATGTTCGTTTACCATATCCGGGTTGGTGGGGTGGCGAATCATTTAACAACCGCAAGTTTATTCGCGGCGACCAACTCCCCATGTCCCTAGAGGATGCGATAGCAAACATTGTCAAATATACGGCAACCAAAAACGAGTTAGAAGCACTCGCAAAATGTTGGGTGCCACCCGTCCTGCTACCACCCGAAAAGTTTATGGCGTACGGGTCAGCCCCATTCAGAGTACAGGACGCTCTAGACAAGGCGGGTCCTTATGCCCGTCGTATCCACAGTGAGGGCCCGTTCGAGGGGAAAGACCGTTCTAACCTTTTATGCAAATTGGCTTACCATATGAACGAACATGGATGTAGTTTGCAGGATGCATATCTTGTCGTGTTTGATGCAGATAAACGGTGGGGCAAGTTTGCGGACCGTGAGGATGGCGAGCAACGTATTCAGGAGATAGTCAACATGGCGTACGGAAGGGAAAACTAGGATGGACACACCAGCAGAACCACGGAAACGACTGGTCAGAAACGCGGCCGAATGTCACAACTGCCACACCGTCATAGAATCAAAACATCGCCACGATTGGGTCCAATGCAACTGTGTCCCCCCCGATAACGGCATCTATGTTGACGGCGGGTTGACG